TGGAGGTTCTAATAAAACCCCCAGGCACCTCACATGCCTTGTTATCACCCAATAAGCGCATTTCAATGCGCAGACGGAACAATCGTTTTTCAGGAGAGACGGTGGTTTAACACCGTCAAGAATCTATCATTACCCTGCGGACAATGTATTGGCTGCAGGCTAGAAAGATCGAGACAATGGGCTATGCGCTGTGTGCATGAAGCCCAAATGCATGAAGAAAACTGTTTTATAACCCTCACATATAACAACGAGCATTTACCAAATGACAACTCCTTACATCACGACCATTTTCAGCGCTTCATTAAAAGACTTCGGAAAGGCTTATCACCTAAACTCATACGTTATTACATGGCTGGTGAATATGGCGAACAATTCGGACGCCCTCATTACCACGCATGTATATTCGGACATAACTTCAAAGACAAAAAAGTCCATCAAAAAACAGAAGCTGGAAGTATCATTTATACATCCAACGAGCTTGCAAGTTATTGGCAGGCTCATAATCCAGCAACCGGAAAATACGAATCAATCGGCTACTCAAGCGTGGGAGACGTTACATTTGAATCTGCAGCATATGTCGCACGATACATAATGAAAAAACAAACAGGCAAAGACGCCTGGAAACACTATATAGACCAAGAAAACGGAAACGTAAAACAAGCTGAATATAACAAAATGTCGTTAAAGCCAGGTATCGGAGCAACCTGGCTACAAAAGTACCAAACAGACGTATATCCACATGACTATGTGATAGTAAAAGGAAAAAAAATGAGACCACCTAAGTATTACGATAAAAAATTTGCTAAGGAAAACCCTTACGAATACGATGAAATATTATACAAAAGAGAAATAAGCGGTAAATTAAACAGCGAAGACAATACCTTGGATAGATTAATCGTTAAAGAGAAAGTCCAACAAGCAAAACTTCAACAATTAAAACGTAACCTCACTTAGGAAACCTCATGAAACTAACATTATGTTCAGTAAAAGACAGGGCAGCCGATGCTTATGGCCGCCCTATGTTTGTACCATCTGTCGGCGTGGCAATTCGTAGCTTTAGCGACGAAGTTAACCGCTCAGACCCCGAAAATCAACTTTTTGCCCACCCAGACGACTTCGATCTGTACGAATTCGGTGAATTCGATGACAATACAGGAGTATTTGAGTTACACGAACAACCTAAACTACTTAGTCTGGGTAAACAAGTAAAAATTCAAAATTAAGCGTAGAGAGGGGATTTCTCCCTCTCACGCAATAAAGCCTAGGAGATAAAATGCATCGCAATAGTTCAGTAAATGTACATCAGTTCACAATGATTCCAAAAGCGGAAATTCCGCGATCAAAATTTGACTGTCAAAGTACTCATAAAACAACATTCGACGCAGGCTATCTAGTCCCCGTATATGTAGACGAAGTATTACCAGGGGACACATTTAATTTAAATATGACAGCGTTTGCTCGTTTAGCAACGCCACTATATCCAGTAATGGATAATATGCATTTAGAATCGTTCTTCTTCTTTGTCCCTAATCGCCTAATTTGGAATAATTGGCAAAAATTTATGGGACAACAAGAAAACCCAGGGGACTCAATATCATATGTAGTACCCCAGCAGGTGTCACCAGCGAACGGATATGCAATCGGTTCGCTACAGGACTACATGGGTTTACCCACAGTAGGCCAAGTAACATCAACAAAAACAGTAAGCCATTGTGCCTTTTGGCCAAGGGCATACAATTTGATTTACAACGAATGGTTTCGGGACGAAAACCTTCAAAACTCAGTAGTAGTAGATAAGGGCGACGGCCCTGATGCATCTGCATCAACAAATTACACATTACTACGTCGTGGCAAACGTAAAGATTATTTCACGTCAGCTTTACCATGGCCACAAAAAGGAGCATCAGTAACATTACCTTTAGGTACATCTGCTCCTATTAAAGCTAATGCACCAGCAACTGGTGATCGTGTATTAACAATACAGACATCAACTATCGCTAACGATCGTATGGTTACGAGCGGAGCTCATTTATACAACGATGGAACCAATTACACTGGTGCTGATAAATATGCTTTATATGCTGACCTATCTACAGCTACGGCAGCAACAATTAACCAATTACGTCAATCATTCCAAATACAAAAATTACTCGAAAGGGACGCCCGTGGAGGTACACGATATACTGAAATTATTCGGTCTCACTTTGGCGTCGTCAGCCCTGACGCTCGCTTACAGCGTCCTGAGTATTTGGGTGGTGGTTCAACTGATATCAACATCAGTCCAATTGCGCAGACCTCTGGAACTAGTGCGTCCGGTACGACTACCCCTTTGGGTACACTTGGTTCTATGGGTACTGCCCTTGCTCACAATCATGGCTTTACTCAATCGTTCGTTGAACACGGCGTTATTATTGGCATAGTTGCCATCAGAGCAGACCTTACATATCAACAAGGTCTATCACGTATGTGGAGCCGTTCAACACGATATGATTTCTACTTCCCAGCTTTTGCAACATTAGGCGAACAAGCTGTTCTTAACCAGGAAATTTATGTAACTGGGGACACAACCGATACAGATGTATTCGGTTATCAAGAGCGTTGGGCAGAATATAGATTCTACCCTTCAAGAATTTCAAGTTTGTTTAGATCAACAGCTGCCGGCACAATAGACGGATGGCATTTAGCTCAGAAATTTACAGCTCTTCCAACATTAAACGATACGTTTATTAAAGACACGCCTCCTGTAAGTCGTGTCGTAGCCGTAGGCGCAGCTGCCAATGGGCAGCAGTTTATCTTTGATTCTTTCTTTAATGTAAAGAAAGCAAGACCAATGCCTATGTACTCTGTACCAGGCTTAATCGATCATTTCTAATGGGAATGTTCGATGGTATTACCTCAGCAGTAGGCCTCTCCCCAATGTCTAGTGGGGAGGGCTCAATGCTTGGTGGATTAATAGGCGGTGTTGGCTCATATTTTGGACAACAATCCGCAAACCAAGCTAACGCTGCTATGGCAGACAAACAAATGCAGTTTCAAAAAGAATCAAGGGCAACTGCATACCAAACGGCAGTAGAAGATATGAAGGCAGCAGGATTAAATCCAATGCTTGCCTATCAACAAGGCGGAGCCGGAAATCAGCCTGGAGCCCAGGCACAAATGCAAAGCGCTCTTGGCGCTGGCGTAACATCTGCCGTACATGGATTATCTAAAATCCAAGAAACAAAAAATTTAGCTAGTCAACAAGAATTAATACATTCGCAGATTGACGATACAAATGCTTCAGCAATATTAAAAAGAGCTACAGCTATAACTGAAGCTTATAGGCCTGGTCTTACCCAGGCACAAACAAATGAAATATTAACAAGAGCAGGGTTAAACACTGCGAGTACAAGACAGACATCAGCGTTAGCTGCTATGACTGAAAAGGGCAAAGCCCCAACATCTGATAGACCTTATTATCAGGATATTAAAACGTTCCTTCGAGATATTTCGAAAGGAACAAAATTACAGGACTACATACCTAAATGAAAAAACCCCCGTTTTTACGTACTGCATATAACTATGACCAAGATGCTGCGTCAAATGAGTCAGGGTTGCATTGTGAGGATGCTTCCCTGGCTCAGCAGCATTTCAAAGACGAATGTGATATTAATAATATTCTTCGTCAATTTAATGTAACCGGTATGTTGCCGGAAAGCCCTTTATCGCCCCGTTATGGCGATTTCACCGGTATTGGTGACTACCATACCGCCCTTAACCAAGTAATCGCTGCAGAGGACGAATTTATGTCCTTGCCAGCTACATTACGAGCTAGGTTCGGTAACGATCCAGCTCAACTTATCGAGTTTCTCGATAAACACGAAAACTTAGATGAGGCTATTTCACTCGGCCTCGTCAATAAAAAACCTGCGGAAATGCCGCAAGTCGTTGAATTACCGCAGGAAAAGGCGGTCGAATAGACCGCCCGCACAGTTACCCTACTAGATGTAACTGTGCTAGGTGACACCAACTTAAAAAAAGGAGTTAAAAATGTACATGCGCAGAACACACGTAAATAAGAAAAAATCAGCTAAGACTTTTCGCCATCATGCGAAAAGGACTAAATCAGCAAATATGAGATCAGCCCCCCAGCGTGGAGGCTGGAGGTTCTAATAAAACCCCCAGGCACCTCACATGCCTTGTTATCACCCAATAAGCGCATTTCAATGCGCAGACGGAACAATCGTTTTTCAGGAGAGACGGTGGTTTAACACCGTCAAGAATCTAT